AAGAAGTTTAAAAGCTCATTATAGTTTAATATAAGTTCGTCTCTTGTTTCTCTATTGATTACTCTATATTGTGTTTTCATTGTTTTTATTTATTATTTAATTGTTATTATTATTTTTTTAGTAATGTCATGTCAGAAAAGCTTTTAAGCTGCTCCATTGAAGCCCATGCCAATTCAGGAGACTGTCCTATACCTTGATAAAATGTAACGTATGCAAATTGCATATCTTCTTTAGATGGTAAGTAGTCTATTGATTTTAATACTGTTAGTGTGAATTCTTGGTAAGTCATTGTTTTCATTTATATTTTTGTTAAAATTAAAATACAAATATACAAATTAACTTCGTAATTAACTAAGTAATTAAAAAAGTTATTAACAATTAGGATGTTAATATATGATTATAAGGGCATTAAGAGGTTAATAGGAGTTTCTCCATTTAAGATAACTCCACACCCTATTGCTGGTTTTTTACCGTATTTAGCATAAGCCATAGCATAACTCTCGTGGTCTATACCACAACCTACTTGCATACCAAATACTCTAAATTTTTGACCTACATAAGTCTCACAGTAAGCCTGTGTATGTAGATGTCCTTGTACTGTATTCATCATATCTGCCCTACATTTAGTACGAGCAGTACCCCCTTCTCCATGTAAAAATTGTACACCATCTTTTACATATCTTTCAACAAAATTCCAATTAGGAACTTCTAATACTTCTTTGTATGATTTAATCCATTTACTAGGAATTGCACTTGTCTGCGCTTTACGCATTATCATCCTGTCATGGTTTCCTATAATAACTGTAGCTTCAGGAAAAACTTTGTACCATCTAGCAATACGTTTTATAGCTAATTCTAGCTCTTCTAAGCCACCCATTCCATCTGCTGAGGTCTCATGGTAGCTGGAGTAGTGATTGTCGATTATATCGCCTATAAACACTACTTCTGTACAGTTCCAAGTGTCGTATTGTTCTATACACCAGTCAAGATAAGAGTCCAAACAAAAAGGCTCATGTAAATCTCCTATAACTAGAATATTACTAACCTCCTGCTCTCGCATCTTTTGCAGGACTTTTATCTCGTGTGGTTTTAATCTGTATCTATTACTTCGCATCCTTACCGAAGTCCTGTAATCCAGTTACTCCTAATAAAGCTAATAAAGCCCAAAATATTTCGCTTACATGAACTTCATCTACTCCTAAGCTTCTAGCTACAAAAGGTACTACAATAGCCGCTATAGTGTACCATACTTTCTTTGATTTTAACATTGTCATTATTAAATATTCTTTCATTTTATTTATTTTTTATTAATAATTTAATATTCTCACCGCCCAAATTAAGTATTCTCCTCATTAAAAAATCCATAGCATAACTTGACTTACTAACATAGTCCTGTTGATTGTTCGTTCCTACTAGAATACAACCTTGTGTATGCTCTGGTTTATTACCTTTATGAAATAGGATATAACTTCTATCAGGCACTTCCTGTACTAAAAGATGTAAATAATCTCTTGTAGCACTCTCTCTTGGTGTACGCATCCTTACATCGTATTTACCTGTAGGGATACAACTTATATTACGTTCATTATTTAAATAAGGGTTTTCTAATGTATCACAAACATACTCATCATTTAAGTATAGTTTACCTACAATAGATTTATCTGTAAATATTTCTCTAATTAACAGAAGATTAGCCTTGCCCTCTGCTTTTTTTCTTGAAACCAACTTGACCTTTGGAAGCATTTTTAGAATGTACTCCTTTACGTTTAGTAGGAGATTTTTTAATAATAGTATATGATTTAATTTTTTTTGGCATTTCTTTTCCTTTGACTGTACCATTTATCTATAGTATAAATTATTGAAACAACTAGCAGTATTATTTTTAAGGCTAGTTCTAAATTAGTAAACGTTGTTACGCTGAGGACTGTTCCATTTACGGCTAGTATTTCTGCCGTGTCCTGTGCTGCTTTTTGTATTGGCATTTGTCAAATATGTTTTTAATTTAATCTTATTTACTTCTTTTACTTTATAATTTTTTCTCATTATTTTAAATCAGGTGTTAGAAAATCGCCTAAAGTTATTTTGTTGCCTTGACCTTGTGGTCTTTCAAGATTCATTCCTGCATAATACGCATTGCTATCAGGGCTGACATCTGCGCCACTATTCGTATTGTACTCAGGAAAACGGCTTATATTATTTTTAATATATTCAATCATTCTTTCTATATAATACTCCCCTGTATTTCTAACCTCTTCTCTTAGATGTTGTGCTTCTTCTGTAGTTAAAGCTACCCCATTTTCTGATGTTTTAGAATATATATTACCGTTTTCTATTTTAAATCTTAGAAAAGGTATAGCATGATATAAAGCCATATTAGGTAAATAATCTCCTATATAAGTATCTAGTAATGTCTTATAGTATTCATTACCTGGATTATTAACTGTACCTGCCGTTATAAGGTCTTTTAGCTTCTGATTAAGGTCTGTGCCTAGCTTAGTCTCTACATAAAGCTTTTGCGCCTGTTTTACAAAAGGGAGTAAAAACTCAACATCTACATTTAAGTTTATAGCCGTAGAGTCCTTAAGCTTATCTTCTGATATAAATAATACGTATGCCATTTTATCTCTTTTTTACAAATCCATTATTAGGTAAATCTATAGGTGCTACAGAAACCTCCTTAGCGTTTCTAGGTAATTTTACTCCCCTACTTCTAGCTTCAGTTGATGATATTATAGTATCTGAATTTTTAGGTCTACTACCTTTTTGTACAAATATAACTCTAAACCATTTATGGTAACAATTAGCGCCTCCTTTGTATTTCCAGATTGAATAAGTATCTGCACCTCCTTTACCCCAACCTGGATTTACTGCTCTATTACCCATAGCTATAATATCCTCTTTACGATAAATTTTTCCTGCCTTTATCATTTTTCTACAGAACTCTCTTTCTCCACTAGCTTTACCTGCATATCTATATCTTACTCTATAAATATCATTTTCATATTTTTCCTGCTTACTTCTTTGGTCTTGACCTGATTTTCTATTAGGATAAGCTGAACCTGTAGTAGCAAACTCATAATAAGTAGAATTTAATTCTTTTTCAAAATCAAAATCTTCTAACTCTTCATCTACTTCTTCTTCACTATATAACTCCCAATCTTCAGGAATATCTTCTCCTAGTTCTTCTATAGCCTTATCTAGTTCTGTTTTTTTATAGCAATCATCTATACATGAATCTAGTTTTTTACTACAATTACAATCCATTTCTAGATTTACATTTTCATCTTCTTCTACAACCTCATCTTCTGCTAAAGGTTTTAAGCCCAGCTCTTCTCTTATCTCATCTTGCGTCATAACTGCCTTCATATCTTCTATAGTAAACTTAGTAGTGATAGGCTTGGCTTGTACAAATGAGAAAGGTATATTAATACCATTAATTTCAAATATTTTAGATAGTGTTTTTATGATATGCTTTTGGTAAGGTACTACGACTGTGTTTAAATATATCTCAAAGGCTGCATTCATCTCATCAACATTAGAACCTAGCCCTGTATCGTTTTTAATACCCATAAGCATAGGAGAAGTAACTCTATGCCCTGTAAGTATGTTTTGTACTAAAAGTTCCTGTAACGCAAGATATTGCTTATCTGCGTTGCTTACAGTAATTGGTGTAATTTCAGGAGTTCTAGTTTTATCATCTGAGAACGTAAGTACAAACTTTCCTGAATTACTAGCACCTGTAAACTTCTCAGCTAAACTTCTTTCTATTTGAAATCTTTCCTCTTGTGTAGGAACGCCATTAGCAAAGCTAATCATGTACGAGCCTGAAAATCCGTTACTTATGTTATTTAGATGAAACTCAGCAACTCTTTGGTCTACTAAAGCCCAATTATTTGCAGCTAGATAATCAGGAGTATGATATATATCCATATTAGGACTATATAAACCTGTATATAATAATTGACTAGGATTAGTTCTATCCTTAGTATTAAAAGCAGCTATTTTCATAGGTTTGTTTACTCTTGTGTTACTCCAATCTGCACAAACATAGTAGCAATCTACTTTACCCATAGCATTAGGTCTAGCAGCCCTAATTCTCTCTACAGGTACGTGGTGTATTTCTGCTATTTCTGTTTTAGCTTTATTCCAAATAATATGTAAAGCAAAAGCGCCTTGTAGCTTAAAGTCAAATGCAATCTTTTTAATTACTTCGTGTAGTGTTTCTTTACCATTAGCTTCAGCAAAGAATTTTTTAAGCTTAACAAATTGTTCTAGGTTTTCGCTTTCATCTACTATTATATCTTCTCCTGCAATCATTTCAGAAGTCGTGTTTATAATAGCAGCATGACTCGAGCTATTGTAATACAAGTCAATTAAGAACTGAGGGTAAAGGTTTTTCCAATGCTCAGTACCATACTCTATATATTCTCTCCCTCGTACTTCTTGTACGACAGGACTTGTTTCACTCGATAAATCTACACTTAGTATATTTTCCATAATTATATTTATTCTTGTTCAGGTGTCCAATCAGAACCTCTTACTATTGCTAATATCTCCTCGTGAGTATATTGAGTTAGTCCTTCTAAAAAAGATGGAGTTTCGCCCATAAATTTAGCAATAAATAATGTACCATCTAATGACTTTCTTACAGTTGCAGGACTATCCTCTATAATTTGTGAGAAATCACATACAGGGTTGCCTTCTGCATCTACTTCTGTCAATAAACTTGTGTTTGGTGTTGTATATATCATAATTTTAATTTTTTAAGGTGTATCTTCTACTATATCTGATGCAGACATATTAGTCATAGTACCATAGTTGTTTTCTGTAAATAAATCTATTGTTACAGGTAATCCTGTTGTTTTAGCATACGTTTCTGCTTGTGTTTGTTCTTCAAATTGCGCTCCATATACATATATTCCACTTACTCCATCACCTTCGTAAACATTTGTTGAAAGTATTGCTGGTGCAAAAGCAGGTACTTGTAATGATGAGTTTTGCCAAGTAACCGAACATCTATACCAACCATTAGATATTAATTCAATTTTTGGATTTAAATAAACTGAATCATCTTGGTTTGATTCTACTATTCCACTTGTTAAATTAAAAATAACACCTATAAATTTTCCAAACTTATTTGCATCATATATAGATATTCTTTCTTTTTCTGATGCCTTAGCAAAAACACTAAACGTCCTTACAGTATTTATTGAAAAATTTGACCTATATAAACTATGTGCAGATGTGCTTAAATCTTCAACTAATTTATAAGCATTAGCATTTCCATCAGGTGAAATAAATCCACTTTCAACACTTGAATTTGTTTTTGTCCAATATGATTGACTAAAATCTTCACTATAAGTAATTAAGTTAGTAGTAGATGATTTTCTTACTGCTGCTATACGATCTGACTTTATGTATGCAGTAGCTTGTGATTGTTCTTCTACTTGTACATTAGAAACTGTAAAGCTATAATCTCCTGAAGTTGTGTTTCTTGCAATAGAAATTTCATTTGAATTTGCATTTGCAGTCCAAGTTATCTTTATATTTTGGTCGCTTCCTGTCATAGCTACAACCCCATTAGAAGTAGTCAAACCACCTGTATTACCACCATTATCCATAAATCTCATTTCTTTACCTGATGTACCATTTATAATTGCACTTACAGTATATTGTTTTCCACTTGTATAAGTTAAACTTTGTCTTATCTGTGAAAACCCACCACCTGTAACAGTTACAGTAGCTTTATTTGTATTTGTGTCTATAGTTGCATTACTTAAAACCCAAGTGCTACTTGTTGTAAAACTTGAATTTAATACTATATTAGTAGTAGGTATATGTGCAAGATTAGGACTTGTTTGGTCTTGTATGATAGGATAACCATCTAATATACCATCTCCCATTCTATAGTAGTTTCTAATCTTTGTTAGGGGATATTGGTTAGTAATATTACCCTCAACCATATTGGTCATAGTTGCTGGGTTTCCTTGTACTTGTTTTATTGATACGTTGTCTAAAGAAATACTGGAATTAACAGTATTGTTTCTAAATAGAAATAAACTATTTGATGTGTTTGTTATATAATATGTATAAGAACCAACATTATTTGTAACAGTTACAAACGCACCTGCATCTTTATATATTTGAAAAATAGAACAATTTGTATTATCAGTTATGTCAAATGTTAATTTATAAATTTTGTTAGTAGTTAGTATATTATTACTACTTATTCCATCTGTTGCATAAGCTCTTTCATCTCCAGAAGCACTATTAGTTAAAGTTAATTTACCATTTGCTATTTCAACACCATCTGTATTTGAATACCAACCAAGTGTGTAACTGCCTGTATCAGGTGTTCCACTTGTTGCAAAATCTCCATTAGTAACAAGTTCAGAACCTAGTGTAGGGTTAGTTTGGTCATAGATAACAGGGTACTCATCATTAGTACCATCTCCCATCTTCCAATATCCTACTAAGTTAGTAGCTACATAATCTCCTCTACTGACTAATAAATCAGTAGGTACTCCCTGATTGTATAGTGATGCTACTTCTAATGATGTTAGTTCTCTATTCCATATTCCTACTTCAGTCATCCTACCATCAAAATCTCCTGCTAAAGAACTATTAACACCCATAGTCAAAGCTGCTGAATTAGACCATCCACTTGTCCAAGATGCAGAACTTTCACTAAGATTACCACCATTCTTATATACTTGTAAATAATTTGTAGTTCTATTTACAACTACAGTAACCATAGCCCACTCATTTAATGTTAAAGTATTAGCAGAAGTAAAATCTTTAACAACATCATCTCCATCTTTTGTATATACTCTTACTGCTTGTCCTGCACCAAAACTAATCATCCATTCCCCTGTACCTGTTACACCTTTACAAATCATTCTGTCATTAGCATCTGCTGCCTGAGGATATACCCAAAAGCTAACAGAAAAACCTGCTGCAAAATCTAAGCTGCTATCATCTGATACTGTTAAATAATCATCTACACCATCAAACTCCATACTCTTAGTAGAAGTGATTAGTGGATTAGCTGACTGATAATCTCCTGCATTAAGCATAAGGTTTGTAGCATCATGCTTTAGTTCTTGTACTACAACACTAGAAATTATAGCATCTACATTTGCATTTTCTCTTAAAAAAGACATTGTATTTGATGTAGCAGTAAAATTTCTTGTGTTTGCACCTTCTGTAAAAGGAGTTAAATTACTTCCTACATTAACTCTTAATTGACCTGCACCTGTATATGCTACATTGCAAGTTAGTTTATATTCTTTGCCTGATGTTAAAATATTTTGTTTTAATTCTAATATAGGACTTACAGTATCTGAAACAAATCTTGCACCTGTGCTTAAAAACTCTACAAAATGTGTAGAATCTGAACCTGTTACTGTCCAATGCTGCCCTACTTCTTTGACTGTTATGTCTGTTATTGTAAAATCATTTTGTACTCCTATACTTGCTCTTGCAATATTAAAAGTATTTGAACCTG